TTTAAGAGTTGGTTGAAAGATGTTCGTGAACTTTACGAATAAGATAAATACCAGTAGGAAAAAAAGTATCTAAGTAAAATGAGACCTTGGAACGAAATCATAAAAGAAAAAAAAGAAGGAACAAGGATAATGATTGAAGAACAATATAATACATTTCAACTTTGGGTAAATAATCTTTTAGATGAAGGTTATGACCTTTCTGATTACACTTTAGATGAAGTCTATGATATTTACGAAAGATATTATGGACCAAATGAAAAATTACCAAGTGGTAAAACACCAAGTCAAAAAAATAAAAAGAAAGCTAAGAAATTTCAACAATCTGGTGAAATGCATGGAACTGAAACTGGTCCTGAAAGGGCAGATAGAATGCGTAAAACTTTTAAGGGAGCTGTTGAGTTAAGAAAAACACAAAAAGAAAAATCAAAAAAAGAACCATATGGACCAGGTAATCCTTCTTTTGATTTAGCAGCAAAAAGGGAGAAAAGAAAAAGAAAACAACTTAAATTCTCGATGGAACAAGCTAAAAAAAATGCTGAAGAAAGGAAAAAAAAAGAATTAGAGAATATTAAAAATAAACCCAGACAAGCTGCAAGTGCTGCTCTTTCTAAAATTGATAAACCACAAATAATCTCACATAGAGATAGTGATGCGACTGCTTATACAAAGGCACTTGGAAATGTGGGGTCTCTTGCTAGTGGAGTTGCGAAAGCCGGAATTAGTTATGGTATAGCAAGACACCTAGCAAAAAAAGAAGCAGAGGCAATAAAAAATGATGGAGAAAGCAAAATACCAAATAAGAAACCTTCAAAAAGTGGTCCTTTAGGTGGCAGACCTCCCTCTAGACCACCAAATATCAAAGAAAAATATTTTGATTGGAGAGATGAATTGCTTGCTGAGCAGGGATTGATTTTTGAAATTGAAGATAAAGATGGAAAAACAGAAAAGAAAAAAATTATTGATGTAATGCGTGGTAAAAATAAAATTGAAATTAACCCAAATATAAAAGAAGAAAAAGACGAAGAAGGTGGAATGGCTCGTAATGAACTTGATACAATGGAAAGAGCAGTTAAAACTCTTCGTAAAAAAATAAAATCTTCAAATCAACAACTTCCTGCTTGGGTTCAGTCTAAAATCTCAAAAGCAGTAGACCATATTGATACTGTTGCTGATTATATGTCTGGTGAAACTGAACCTGTTTCAGAAGAATGTGGATGTGAAGATGATGGAAAAAAAGTTCTTGCGATGATGATTATTAAAAAAGCAGTAGATGCAAAAAAGAAAAAGAACTTTCAATTGAATTCGGGAATTATTGGAGAGGAGAGTGCTGCTTGGCAAAGAAAGGAAGGAAAGAACCCTGAGGGTGGTTTAAACAAAAAGGGGATTGCGTCTTATCGTAGAGAAAATCCTGGTTCAAAACTCTCTCTTGCTGTGACTACTCCACCATCAAAACTTAAAAAAGGTAGTAAAGCAGCAAAACGCAGAAAGTCTTTCTGTGCTCGTATGAGTGGTATGCCTGGTCCTATGAAAGATGAAAAAGGTCGCCCAACCAGAAAGGCATTATCATTAAGAAAGTGGAATTGTTAAATTGAGGTAAAATAGATAAATAATACAGGAACATTTACACGAGGTTATTATGTCAATCGCAGCAATCATCGCTTGGGCAACTGCTAATCAAGCACTTATCGCAACTGTTCTTTTTGCAGTTTCAGAAGCACTTGGTGCAAATCCTAAGGTCAAGGCAAATGGTATTCTTTCACTTATTCTTATTCAGGCACAAAATGCTTTAAAAGCAAAAGGTGCAAAGGACATTACTCCTTGAGCATATAGATAGATTATAATTTTGGGGGAGTTTGTTGCTCCCCTATTTTTATAAATAATTTTAGGAAAAAAATAAAGAGAGAAAACACATGGCACTTTGGGGTAAGGCAGATGGTGTATTTTCACCAGGAACAATTACTGTCAATTATGCAAACAAAACAATCACTGGAGCTGGAACTTCATTCTTAGCAGCAGGTATTACTACTGGAGCAGTTATTACAATTGGTGCTGGTGGTACTTTTGGTAATGCAGTAATTTCTGGAATTACTTCAGAGACAAGAATTTCAATTGCAACTACTCAATATTTGAGTGGTGCAGCAATTGCTGGAGTTGCTTATACAATTTCTCGAAAACCAGTTTCTACTTTAGAAGATAAAAATTTCTCAACAATAACTGGTGCTGGTAATTCTTCATCAACCAATAGAGTTTATGGCGTTGATGTAAATGAACAAACTGCTGCCACTCAAAGTGGATCAAAATATTCTTCTGCTCATGCAGGTTGGGTAGGAATTCATACTTATATTGATACTCATGGAAATCTAAGAGTTAAATCGGAAGTTCTTGTTGCAATGTCTGGTATTAGTACTGGACCAGTAACATACACTTCTACTGGTGATGCTTCTGATGATGCTGTATATCCAGATAGTTGATATATGAGATTTGACGAGTTGAACGAAGACAATTATCTCTTATTTGCTATTAAATATTATGATAATCCACAATCTGCAACAAAAGATGATTTTTATGAGGACCTAAAAAGGTTCAAGTGGATAAAAAGATTATTGAAGAGACATAAAACGACTGGTGATTTAAATGCTCACCTTTTGATTAATCATTTTATTGTTCTTTATAATATTTTTGGTGATGCAGCAACACCTTTATTGTTTTACAAAATAGATAGTGAATTTTGGAGTATTGTAAAAACTTTTGTAGTTTATCTTGGAAGATTGCCTGAAATTCCAAAAACTAAAATTCATAATATTCCAATTGATACAGAATGCTTAGAACAACTTAATTCAATCTAATGCAACAAGAAAATCTTTTAAAAATTATTCAAATCATTCGCAATCTTCGTGAAGAAGGAATAGTATCATCTGGTGTACCAACAAATAATGCATCTAGTGGAAATATTGCAGGATTACCACCAGATCAACCACCAGTTGATTTGAGAAAAAAAAAATATAAAAGATTACCACCTTTATACAAAAACATTTTTAGGAGAAAGGAAAATGTTTAACCAAGGAACATCGACTGACACTAAAGTTGCAGTCCTCGAAGAAAAAGTTTCCATATATGAGAAGGTTATGAGTAGAATTGAAGATGCAATTTTTGCCATTAGTGAAACAAGTCAAGGAATTTCTAAAATGCTTGCTATTCATGAGGAAAGACTGGAACAAGCAATGAGATCTGATGAAGTGATTATTAAAATGATTGATGATCTCAAAAAGACAGTAGAAGCAGAGGATGTTGATTTGAGTGATAGAATTGATGAAATGATGGAAAAAAGTCATGATAGAATGGATACAATTGATAAAAAAGTTGAAGAGGTAAAAAAAATTAAATGGATGACTGTTGGTGTTGGATTATTTGCTGCTGTAATTGCTGGATCAATTTCGACACTAGCTTCTGGTCTCTTGACTCCAAGTGAAATGGGTCTTAGGATGGAGCACAGATATGTTCCATCTCCCGAAAATATTCAAAAATGAGTTTTATTGATGAAAAATACATTTCATTAGTTTCGTCTAGGCTTCAAAAATTTACAAAGAAAAAAACAGGATTATATAACTTCCGTTGTAATTATTGTGGTGACTCTGAAAAACAAAAGAGTAAAGCTCGTGGATACTTATATCAAATCAAAAATGATTATAACTTTAAGTGTCATAATTGTGGAACATCTAGAACTCTTACTAATTTTTTAAAAGATATTGATGCTGTTCTTTATGATCAGTATGTGATGGAAAGATATAAGAATGGTTTGACCGGAAAAAGATCAAATACTCCAGAACCAGATATTAAGTTTGAAAAACCGTCGTTCAAGAAAAAAAGTTTTAATCTTCCAACTATAGCAGAACTAAATACAGAACATCCAGCAAGAGCATATTTACAGAAAAGACAAATACCAGAAAAATTTCTATGTGAATTGTATTATTGTGAAAAATTTAAAGAATGGACAAATACACAAAAACCGACTTTTAAATCAGTTCAATATGATGAACCTAGAATTATTATTCCTTTAATGAAGGATGGTGAAATCTTTGGATATCAGGGTAGAAGTTTAAGAAAAACATCAAAAGTTAAATACATTACAATTATTTTGGATGAAAATCAACCAAAAGTATTTGGTTGGAATACAATTGATTGGAATAAAACAGTTTATATTGTTGAAGGACCTTTTGATAGTATGTTTTTAAATAATGCTATTGCTATGGTTGGTGCTGATATGGATTATATGTTTTTTATTCACCATTATGATGTTGAATTTGTATTTGTTTATGATAATGAAAAAAGAAATAAAGAAATGATAGCAAGAGTCGAAAAGACAATTGATATGAAATTTCCTGTGGTAATTTGGCCGCAAGACTTGAAATATAAGGACATTAATGATATGATACTAGAAGGACTGGATGTAGAAAAAATCATAAAGGAGAATACTTTTATGGGATTAGAAGCAAAAGCAAAACTTATTGGATGGAAACGAGTATGAGCAACGGCACAAAGGTAATTAAGAGAAGTGGTGATGATGAACCTCTTGATCTTAATAAACTTCACTTGATGGTCGAAGAGGCATGTAGAGACCTTGCTGGTGTTTCTGCTTCTCAGGTTGAAATGCAATCTGGTATTCAATTCTATGATGGAATTACAACAGCAGAAATTCAAGAGATTTTAATTCGTTCGGCATCTGATTTGATTGATTTGGATTATCCAAATTATCAATTTGTTGCAGCAAGACTACTTCTATTTTCTGTAAGAAAATCTTTGTATGGAAGAGTTCAAGATCATCCTGCTTTTATTGATCACATTAAGAAATGTGTAGATGTTGGAGTTTATGATCCAGAAATTTTGACTAACTATACAGAAGAAGAACTCGAAAAACTTGGTAGTTATATTAAGCACAGTAGAGATTATCTTTTTACTTATGCTGGTCTTCGTCAAGTCGTTGATAAATATTTGGTTCAGGATCGTAGCAATGGTCAAGTATATGAAACTCCACAGTTCATGTACATGATGATTGCTGCTACCATTTTTGCTAGATATCCAAAAGAAACTCGTTTAGATTACGTTCGTAAGTATTATAATGCAATCTCAAGACACAGAATCAACATTCCAACACCAATCATGGCAGGTGTCAGAACACCTCTTCGTCAATTTGCATCTTGTGTTCTGGTTGATGTTGATGACACCCTCGATAGTATCTTTAGCAGTGATATGGCTATTGGCAGATATGTCTCACAAAGGGCTGGTATCGGTATCAACGCAGGTAGAATCCGCGGTATCAACAGTAAGATCCGAGGTGGAGAAGTTCAACACACTGGTGTTATTCCTTTCCTTAAGAAGTTTGAATCAACTGTACGATGCTGCACACAAAACGGCATCAGAGGTGGTTCTGCTACAGTCCATTTTCCTATCTGGCATCAAGAAATAGAAGATATTCTTGTTCTTAAAAATAACAAGGGAACAGAAGATAATCGTGTTCGTAAGTTAGATTATTCTATTCAGATTAGTAAGTTATTCTATGAAAGATTCATTAGAAATAAAGAAATCTCACTTTTCTCTCCACATGATGTTCCTGGTTTGTATGATGCTTTTGGCACTGATAGATTTGACAATCTTTATGTGGATGCAGAACGAAATGAATCTATTTCAAGAAAAACTATTGGGGGTCAAGAACTTTTTCTGGCACTCCTAAAAGAAAGAGCAGAAACTGGTCGTATTTACATTATGAATATCGATCATTGTAATTCACATTCATCCTTTACTGATAAGGTTGAGATGAGTAATTTGTGCCAGGAAATTACACTTCCCACAATTCCACTTCAACATATTGATGATCCTGATGGTGAGATTGCACTTTGTATTCTTTCTGCTGTTAATGTTGGAAAAGTTAAATCCGATGAAGAGTTTGAAGATCTTTGTAATCTTTCTGTTCGTGGTTTAGAAGAATTGATTGATTATCAAGACTATCCTGTAGTTTCTGCAGAGATTGGAACTAAAGCACGTAGGTCTTTAGGTGTTGGATATATTGGTTTGGCACATTATCTTGCCAAACTTGGTTTTAATTATGATACTCAAGAAGCTTGGGATGCAGTTCATCAATTATCTGAATCTTTCCAATATTTTCTTCTCAAAGCATCAAATGAAGTTGCCAAAGAAAAGGGTGCTTGTGAATACTTTAATCGCACTAAGTATTCTCACGGTATTCTTCCAATTGATACTTACAAGAAAGATGTAGATGAAGTGTCTTCCACTCCTCTTCAACATGATTGGGAAGCATTGAGACAATCAATCAAAGAGTTTGGTCTCAGACACTCTACTCTTACGGCGCAGATGCCATCGGAATCAAGTTCTGTAGTTTCAAATGCAACTAATGGAATCGAACCTCCTCGTGGATTCTTATCAATTAAGAAATCTAAAAAAGGTCCTCTTAAGCAAATTGTTCCTCAGTATGCAACTCTTAAGAACAATTATACGCTCCTTTGGGATATGCCTAGCAATCGTGGGTATATTAATATTGTTGCAGTTATGCAGAAGTTCTTCGATCAAGCGATTTCTGGAAACTGGTCCTATAATCCGGAGAATTATCCCAATAATGAAGTTCCTGTTAGCGTAATGGCACAAGATCTTCTTACAACTTACAAACTTGGATGGAAGACTTCTTATTATCAAAATACATATGATAATAAGACAGATGAAGTCAAGGAGGATAAACCAAGTATTGATGATTTGGTGAAGGAACTTTTAGAAGGTGGAGAAGAGGATTGCGAATCCTGTAAAATTTAGAGTCACTGCGGAGAAAAAAATGATTCAAGGAATAACCGTATTTAATACTCAAGAGGTAGATGCCAAAAAGCAACCTATGTTTTTTGGTGCTCCTCTTGGAGTTCAAAGATATGATTCATATAAGTATCCTGTCTTTGACAAATTGACTCAACAACAGTTAGGATATTTCTGGAGACCAGAAGAAGTTTCTTTGCAAAAAGATCGTGCAGATTACCAAACTCTTCGTCCAGAACAAAAGCATATCTTTACTTCTAATTTGAAGTATCAAATTCTTTTGGATTCAGTTCAGGGTCGTGGTCCTGGAATGGCTTTTACTCCTTATTGTTCTCTTCCAGAATTAGAAGCATGTATGAAAGTCTGGGAGTTTATGGAGATGATTCATAGTCGTTCCTATACATACATTATTAAGAATGTTTATTCTGACCCTACAGAAGTTTTTGATTCAATTCTAATTGATGAAAGAATTCTCGAAAGGGCAGCATCTGTAACTGGTGCTTATGATGAATTTATTAATTCAGCACAACATTATGGAAATTCTAATCTTTGGGTTCATGCACAAGAGGGTGCCGGAACTGCAAAGGATGAAAGATATGAACTCAAAAGAAAACTTTATCGTGCAATTGCAAATGTCAATATTCTCGAAGGCATCAGATTCTATGTCTCTTTCGCTTGCTCGTTTGCGTTTGGTGAACTCAAACTTATGGAAGGATCCGCTAAAATTATCTCTCTCATCGCAAGAGACGAAAATCAGCACCTTGTTATTACTCAAAACATCCTCAATAAGTGGCGTGAAGGAGATGATGCAGAAATGCAACAAATTGCTAAAGAAGAAGAGGGGTGGGTAAAGGGTGCTTTTGAGAATTGTGTAAATGAGGAAAAGAGGTGGGCAGAATATTTGTTTAAAGATGGTTCAATGATTGGATTGAACGACAAACTTCTTTGGAGTTATGTTGAATGGATTGCGAATCGTCGTATGAAGTCTATTGGTATTAAACCACTTTATGATATTCCGGCAAAGAATAATCCACTTCCTTGGACGGAGCATTGGATTAGTTCTAAGGGACTTCAAGTAGCACCACAAGAAACGGAAGTTGAGAGTTATGTGGTTGGTGGGATTAAACAAGATGTAGAAAAAGATACTTTTGCTGGATTTCAACTATGATATGAGGGGTTTCGACCCCTCTTTTTTTATAAATAAAAAAAAGTATTGCTTATTCGTATGTCTGGAATTTCTAAGTTCAAGAGAATTTACAGTGAGGGATTAGCAGCAGAGCATCCAGATGTTGCGGGACAACCAGAATTTGCGAATAAGGCAGATGCTGAAATTACTCGTAGAAGAAAAGAAAGAGCAAAGAAAGCAGGACCACAACTTCCTGGATTTTTAAAGAAAGAAGAAGTAGAACTTGGTGAAGCACATTGGGACCCCGTAACTAAAACAGTTGGTGATAAGAAGAGAACTGGAACTGACTCAGAACTTCAAAAAATGGCTGCGAAAGCAGCAGCATCTGGACCTAAGAAAAGAAAACCACTTGGTTCAGTTCGTAAGAATAGTGCGACCTTCACGCCATCTTCACCAGAGCAAGCAAAGGCAGATAAGAAGAGTTGGGATACTTATTGGGAAGGTTCTTGGAAGCACAAGAGACAGAATGAATCAATTGATGTAGGTGCTGATGCTGGTGCGACAATCAGTGATTTCGTTCATTCAAAGAGCAAAACTTTTAAGGGTGATAGTAAGAAGCAAAGAATTAAGAGAGCACTTGGTGCTTATTATGCGGCACAAAAAGAAGAAACAGAAAACATTTATGATTATGTAATTGAAACTTTGGTTGATAGTGATTTCGCACAAGATTATGAGACTGCTGAAAAAATGTTTGAGCATATGAGTAGTGAATTTGTAGCAGTTATTCTTGAAGAGTATATTGAAGAAAAAGCAAGAGGAACTAGACCAAAGAAAACAATTCATGCATATGATGTAGATGAGACATTGTTTGGTCACGGCAAGAAAGGCAAACCAAATGTTCAAGTTCATGTAAAAGATGCATCTGGAAAGAGAGTTCAAAGTTTGAGCAATCAAGAGTTCAATACTCACAAACTTGATAAAGATAAGGGGCATTCATATGATTTTAGTGAGTTTCAAAGTGCTAAAAAGTTTAAGGAAACTTCAAGTCCAAACAAAAAAACAATTAAAGATGTCAAGAGAAAGCAAGCAAGAGGTCAAAATGTTCATATAATTACTGCTCGTTCAAAATTTGATAATCCATCAGAGTTTCAAGGACATTTGAAGAAGCACGGTATTGATGTTCCTATGAATAAAATTCATTATACTGGTGGAATGAAAGGTAGTGATGTTGGAAAGAAAAAAGTAGATACGGCAAAAGGAATTGCAAAGCAGAGTGGTGCTAAGGCAACTCATATGTATGATGATGCTGCAAAAGTTAATAATGCATTTGAGAAGGAGAAACAAAACAATCCATCTTCTACAAAAATTAAAACTCATTTAGCAAAACCAAATGCATCTGGCGAGACGACACTTCGTTCTTATCAAGCAACAAAAGGTGGAAGAACTAGTGACAATCCATCATCAACTATAAAGCAAACACAAAGAAGAAGAAAAAAAGCAAGAAGAGGTATGGGAGAAGAGATGACTTCCTATGACTACTGGAAGCAATTTATTGATTGATATTAAAAAACGATAAATAAGTATAGAAAAGTACTTTTTACTGCCTTTAAGAAGATGAATAAAAAAGATTTGGATATTTTTAAAGAGTTATATTCAAGTGTTTATGATGGAGAGCAGTTGAATGAAGGACCTTATAGTGCTGATAGAGTGCAAAGGGCTCAACAAGCACAACAAGGTAGAGATAACCTTGCCTCAATAGGTGGAAATGCTGGATTGTCACGAGCAGCTGCGGCTTCTGGTGACAGTGCTGGGGCAAAAAATTATATGCAAAGGTCTCAACAAATTGGTGATAAAAGAAAAGCAGAAGCATCGGCAGATTCTGCTAGACAACAAAGTCAAAGAACACAAAATAGAGCAGATGATGTTGCTACATACAGGAAGGCATTGGGTATACAAACACCAGCAGCAGCAGCAAAACCAGCATCTACTGATTATAAATCAAAATTTGCAGGTGCTCGTGATGCTGCTATTGAAAAAGCAAAACAAATTAAGGGATCTCCTGTAGTCGGACAAAAACCACCAACAGCAGCACCTACAGCACCAGCACAAAGACCAGCAACAGCACCTACAGCACCAGCACAAAGACCAACAGCAGCACCTATAGCACCAGTAAGACCTGCTGCTTCTGCAGCACCAAAACCAGCAGCAAGTTCAGCAAATCCTATGGATACTTGGGCTCGTTCTAATCCAGGACTTGCAAGAAAGGTTGCTAATAGTTCAACACCACAAGCAGGAAAGTCTGTGATTTCAGCAAGAGTAAATGCTGATAATGATAGAGGTCCAAGCACTCCTACTCCTTCTTCTTCAAGTTCTACTACTTCTGGATCTTCATCTTCTTCTGGTGAAACCGATAGGCTCAAAAAAGCACTTGACATCAAAAAGTCAGATGTAACCTCTTCATATCAATGGCCTTCTGCAAAAACAATTAGAGATATTGCAGGTGCTTATGCTTCAATTTACGAAGCAAAGAAAAAAGATTATGATACATCCAGAGACAAGGATGGAGATGGTGACAATGATTTTGCCGATAATATGATTGCAAGAATGGTTGCTTCTGGTATGTCCAGAGAAGAAGCAATTAAAAAAGTAAAGAATAAGTCTTATAATAAAAAAGATGGATTAGATGAAGCAACTGCGATGGCTAAGAGAGGTCATGATGAGACTGCAATTCGTAATAAGATTGCAAAATCAACAGGTGGTGGAGATGCTGCCGATAGAGCAACTGCTTTAGCAAATAAAGAAACTTTTGGAAGAGGAAATAAAGCAGCAAGACAAAAATATGCAGCAACACAAAGAGGTGATTTCCGTGATACAACTTCTTCAAATTCTGGTCTTCATGGATATGCCCACAAGTCCAATGACCCTGCAGTAAAAGCAAAGCAGGCAGCAAGAGGAGCACAAAGAAGTGCTCTGACCCCTAGAGAGAAAAAGCAACTCAATAGAGAGGCATATGAAGCATATGAGTTTGTAGCATCATATCTTCTTGAAAACAATTTCGCATCAACCGTTGATGACGCAAATGTAATCATCAACAATATGAGTGAGAATTGGTTTGCAAGTATTATGGAAGAAAAGAAACCTCTTCCTGTTGCTAAAATGAAGAGAAAGGAAAGCAAGCTCCTTGATAATGAAGAGGGACAACTACAAGCACTAAGAACTGATTTTGGTTCTAAGGAAAGAAAGGCAAGAGTGAAAGAACTTGAAAGGTTTGATAACATCAATGGTGTAAGAACAAGTGTTGCTAAGAGAGGTGGTAAGCAACAGCATCCAATGCCTGAAGTTGGAAGATTTAAACCAAAAGATGAAGATTGATATAATATATTAAGCACTCTTGACAGGGTGCTTTTTTATGACTATAATAACTCTGTGGGTTTTGAGAAAATATTTTAGGTTCTAAATACATTAAGATTACTTAAAGAACCTCTTGGCAACATACGATAATCCTTGGTTATATAATAATGAACCTTTTGAGACAAATGATATCCAAGATTACTTTGGGTTTATATATCATATACGAAATACTTGTAATACTAGGTGTTATATTGGAAGAAAGTATTTTTGGTCTTTTAGAAAAGATAAAGGAAAAAAAAGAAAAAGTAAAAGAGAAAGCGATTGGAAGAACTATTATGGTAGCTGTCCAGAACTCAAAGAAGATATAAAAGTATTTGGAAAAGATAAGTTTGAAAGAACTATAATGTCTCTTCATAAGACATTAGGAAAAACAAACTACGAAGAAACAAGACAATTATTTTTGAATAATGTTTTGAGTGAAGCACTTGACGATGGAGTACCCAAGTATTACAATAGTAATATTCTTGGAAGATATTATAGGAAAGATTATTTTAATTATGAACAAAACAGAAATGAAAAATCTATGTGATAATATTATTGATCATTATCTTGAAATGATGAATA